GGACGGTCAAAAAGGGTTCAAATTCGGTCATCTTCACAGGATTTGACAAGAATGAAATTCAAGACGTCAAAATTTATGTGGGAGGTATTGCGATTTGACCATCAATATGCAGACTGTCGTCGCCAATATGCGAGCGCTTAGGTCAGCTGGTGTAACTTATTCGATGGCTGGTTCTCGTGTCGGTACAGACGGCACAGCGGACTGTTCAGGAGCTGTCTATGCTTCACTCAATAAAGCTGGCGCAAACTTGCCGATTGGTAATACCGACAGCCTTTTTACGGATTTGCCAGCGCTCGGCTTTCAAGTTACAAATCCACCCTATGCATTTGGCGATATTTTCATCTTTGGTGTTCAAGGTCAGTCATCAGGCGCTGCAGGTCATACTGGAATTTTCCTCGATGCGACCAATATCATTCATTGTAATTATGGCGATAATGGTGTTTCAATCAGCGTGTTCAATGATGTTGTCGCAAATGATAGTAATCCACCCTATACGGTATTTCGTGAACCTAATCAAACAGGTGGAACACCAGCGCAACCACCAGCAGAAAGTGCAACCAGCATGACAAATGACAGCCAAAACATGGATAATTCAGGCGAAGTTGAAGAATATAGCTATATCGGAAACAAACTTTGCATGAAAGGTTGGCACTTTGCCAGAAATCCAACCAAAGAAGCTTCAGGTGGTTCAGGCGATTCAACCAGTAGCACACCAGCACCAGACGGAACAAGTGGCGCTGTCGATTGGAATGATATTCAAAGTCGTGCGCAATTTTTCGCTTCGATTTGTGCCGAACTTGGGATTCCTCAAAATTCTGCCTTGGCACTCATGGCAAATGCTTATGCGGAAAGTTCGCTTGACCCTTCAGCGCTTGAACCTATGGAAGCAAGCGGAGCGCAAGGGCACGGTTATTTGCAATGGTCATATGCTTACAATTGGGGCGATGTGCCCAATCACATGACAAGAAGTTATGCGGATGCGCAATATCAAATTCAATGGGCGAAACAAAATGCTGGTCAATGGGCTTCAGTTGGTTATGGTTCATGGGACAATTTTTGGTCAGGAAAAGATACGGCTGAAAATCTAACGCAAGCATGGCTGATGAGTTGGGAACGTCCAGCAAGTTCAGTTGACCGATGGACACCATTTATCCAAAATGTCGATATTACAAAACTCGATTGGAAAGTATCATATAACGGAAGTTATGAAGTTTCAGTCGGCGATGATAATGCTTCGTCAAATTTGACGAACAATGCGACGGAAACAATGGAAATTTACGATGCGACCAATGATAAATTGCTGAAATCTTTTCCAGTTACAATCATCAATCGTCCAGATATTAAAGCACAAAATCAAGACGTTGACGGTGTCGAATGGTCAGGCTTTGATTTTTGTGTCACTTTTGAAAATGCAGATCCATTTTATGTTCAATTCGTCCGAATTACGTCAGACGGACAGCGCAAAGTTTTGAGTTTGCAAGCTTTATTTTTCCCTCATAGTTCGTCAAGAACTGACATTGGTCATGATTATTGCTCAGATAATTATTTCATGATTATCTGCACTGACCAAACAGGAAAAAGTCAATATGTCAAAGATATTTTGGGCGGTTTGAGCTGGACATTGCAAGCCAATCAAGTGCCTTCGTGTTCGTTTACAATTCCGATTTATGATGTTGACAAATTTGACGGTCATATGGATTGTAAAGTCGTCGTTTACGGCAAGATGTTTGATGGAATTGTTAAAGAAATCGACCTTGATAAGGACAAAGAAACGGCAAGTATCACGCTTGACCACAAAATCGCAGAATGGGATTATCGTCAAATTCCAGATAATTACACGGTCAAAAATCAAACCTTTCCAGCGGTCTTTTCACAAAGTCCGTTTTTGTATTCGACAGATTGGTATATCGATTGTGATAAAACAGCGCAAAAAGAAGAAATCAATTATGCGTTTTCTCGTCAAAGTCATTTGGAAGCTTTGACCAAAGCAGTTCAGCTATCAGATGACATTTGGTGGCGTGTTGGCACTCGTTATGATAGATACCTTGAAATTGGTTCATTCGGCGATGTGAAGCAGTATATCGTGTCTGAGAGCGGTCAAACGGAACGTCATTTGAATATCATTGACAGTGTTTCTATCACAAAAGCATTTGACCAAGTGTTCAACGTGGCGACTGTTTACGGCGAAAAATCTGACAGTTCACAAGCCAGTTTGACCTTGCGTGAATGTTATCTCGGTCAACAGCAAAGCGGTAAAGATTTGATTGACGGCTTTCCGATTGTTATTCTCAATCCAACCGTCAACACGGAGCAAAAGAATTATTACACGAACATTACGAAAATCGCTTCAAATAACACGTTGGAATATGCGATTTTGGACGAGTTTTCTATCAATCTTGAGCAAGGGAAATTGATTGAAAAGACGATTTCGTTTAATGATGTCGCACCATTTGAAGATAACGGCATGACCATTAGTGATGAAGAACGAGCCAAACAATCACGAATTGCTTATAATGCTGCGGTTAAACAATTGAAAAATGCACGTCGTCATGATGAGATTAAAGTTCGTATCGGTTGCTTGCCCTGCGATTTGAATGTTTTGGATAAAGTCTATTTCGATTATCATAATTCACTTGATTTATTTGAAGGTTGTAGCCGATATTGCAAGAAAATTTACGAAGCTTCAGATGATTTCTATATCACGCAGATTGACACCGATTTTGACGATAATCTTGTCGAAACCAATACATTAACATTGAGCAAGGAGCTGATTAGAGACGATGACAACAGTTGATAAAGCACTCGATATTTTGGCGACACGCATTGCCGGTCAGCAAAAAAATGAGAAACAGCGCCAATTACAGCGCCGAAATACAGTTACGGATTCCAAAGCTGATTTTCAAACGATGTTGCGAGGCGCAAATCGGATTTACACTGCATTTCGAATTACACCAGATATGCAGTACATTATGCGGTATTCGTTCAACTTGCATATTCGACCAATGGTTACGACCTTTCCACAGTCCGTAGAAACGTCTGACACGTCGCTGACAGTCAATAATAATACGATTAGTCCAAATCCTCATAATCACACTGTAACGCTTGGAATTGAGGTCAATGAGCATGATTTAGACGTTTCAGGATTGCGCATCTCTATCTCAGGTGTTGACATCACAGATGCAATTATTCAAGAATATGGTTCATTTGTGAATGGCTACGGCTATTTTCCAAGTCAAGACGGCAATTTTGACGTGTTGAAAATCATTGATTACTTGCCTACATGGCAACAATCGGCTTTGCTTTCGCCTGGATTGAAAGAAATTCAAATCACGCAGGACGACAAATCTTATTGTGAGTGTGAAATTTCATATTATATCAAATATAATCACGTTGACCGAGGAGGTTTAGATTGAAAAAAGACACGTCAAGTTTGACCGAACATTTATCACGTCATCCGACCGATGCGAATGCGGTCATTTCATTGCTCAAGATGAACAGCCATAATTACGAATATGATTATAATCTTGAAAGCAAACGAAAGGCTGAACGTGGCAAAGCATTTCATAGAAAACGGAGAACAAATAATGTCAGCAATTAACCATTTGGCGCAAACTGGCGCACTCGAAGATTTGATTTGGTCAATCTTGAATGATGCAGAAACTGAAGCGCACGCAGACCGCTTAAAAAGTTCCTTTACTCGTGATTTGAAACATGAAGAAGATGAGCAAACAAAGGATTTCATTTTAGATGAAATTTCAGATCTGGAAGAGTTTACGGATAATATCCGTCAAGCTCGTTATTCAAAGACAAATCTTGCGCTGGTTTTGGCTGGAAAAGTCGCTGATAAGCAACAACTTGACAAATATTCATGTATGTTCAAACATCAACTTTTGAGCATGGCAGAAATGCGTGATGCAAGTGCTGCGATTTTGGACGATGATTTGAAAGAATATGCGCAGAAAATCTACGAAGAAACGGCAAATAATGCAAGTTTTGCGATTGCAAAATTCCTCGGATTGGACGTTGAAAATTGCATGGCTTGCCTTTTTGAAAAAAATAAAATAGAAAATGCAGGAGGAAATCTCAATGCAGATTGAAAATTGTGGAACAGACGAATCGAAAACAATGGTTGTACCAAATCCAAACAATTGCTCGATATTCGTCAAAGTTGACACGTGGAAGCCAGATGACCACAAAAAAACGTCAGATACGATGTATCTTTTGTCTGACGGTTCAGGTGGTTATTATTGGGACGGTAATGAATGGCAATTTGTTTCATTTGGTGGAAATGGCGGAAGCGGTCAAACTATAACTTTCACAGATGAAACAGGAAACACGTCAAATTTGACAGCAATTTCATATATCGGAGGTACAGATATTGTCGACTAATAAAATTTCAATGAATGGCGATGAATTACTCAATAGCAAAATTCCAGCGTATTACGTTACCGTTGATGCAAATAATCACATTACGCTTCCTGAAACGGAGTTTACGGAAAATGGAAAACATCCGTCAAGCGAATTCTTGATTATTCCACAAAATTCATCAAATTACGGTCAACCATTGACGATGAGTTTTGGAAGTTCAGGTCCTAACTCACCTGTAATGGTTAAGCATAATCTTGGTGGTGCATATGTTCCTATGGGAATCAATCCAACACCAAACCAAAATTCTTCTCAATCACTATGGACGTTGAATAACAGTGAAATTTATCATATCCGATATGAAGTCAACGAATTCATTGTAACGAACAAATTAACGATTGACCCTAATTCGTTGACAGGAGAACTTCCGATTGAACTCGGAGGGACAAACACAAATATGTCATATTTCCCTGACGGATATATCTTGACCAAACAGGGGGAAACTGTTTCGCCAATTCCTCAGACAACGTTTGCCAAATCTGTCAATGGTGTTGAACCAGACGCAAACGGAGATGTTGAATTATCAATGCCAAATGCTGGTGTGCCATGGAAGGACATCAAAGATACTGGTATTACCGATATGCACAAATTGATGGCAGTCGGAAACTATTATTATGCACCAAACGGTTCATCTGGTGTACTTCCACTCACAAATTTGCCGTCTGGATTTGACACAACGCATGGCTTCATTTGTATCATTCCACCAGCAGTAACCGCATTTTCAACAGGTTATCCGTCTGTTTCACAGGATTATTACAATGGCGGAAGATATATCGGTTCAATGGTTTTGGTCAATGCGAAAAATGACGGTTCATTGACACCGACATCATACAATTTCTATCTGAACTTGAGCAATCAAAATGTTGGTCAAAATGCTGTAACAACACCATCTTTGGTAACAATGGATAATACAGGTAGGATTGTATTTTCCACACCGCCAAACGCTGGTTCGCTACTTCAAGGAACAGCTATCGTCAGTGGTTATACGGATATGAATGACTTTGGCGTTGCTACTGCAACATATAATAGGTTAGGCACACAGGAACTTTTTCCAGCAACTAATACAACAATGGTAAACAATAGACCATTTCCAGTTGGAACAGGCTATATTGTAACTTCAACTACAACAATTTCGCCGACAGCTACACCATATGGAGTATTGTTACAGGTTGCTTATTCACTAAGCACAGGTCAAAAGGCTTCAAGAATTGGAACATCAACAGGTTCATCATTTCTACCAACTACAACAACATATACACCTTGGATTTATGAGCAAAATTCAACCACACCAGCATAGAAAGGAACGATATGGATAACTCAGAAATTTTGTCAGATTTTGACTTCAATAACAGTCAAACGGTTTACTTTTCATATTATAATTCAGAAATCAATTTTGACAGCGAACTGTCAGACAGCGAAATCACACAGATTTTAAGTGATTATATTTCAGAAAGCATGAATAGTGATGCAGATAGTTGATTGTAACGATGACGGATTAGACGTAACCGCTCCAACTTTGCCTGATTGTTGCGAACAAAACGCAACTGATATTACAAATATCACAAATGAAGTTACGATTACGCAAGGCAAATTAAATGATATTATCAATGCTCTGATTTGCTTGCAAAATGAAATTACTGGCTTGAAAACGGAAACGACATCATCAATTCGATTAACCGCAGGAGGATTTTACGATTCAACCTACACCATCACAATTGATTATCATTTTACGAATAATGGGAACACGTTAAATATTGACAATATCGTTATCAGTCAAGGCGTAATCAGTGATAATCCAACTGGCGCTGGATTTGTCGATGAAAATATTTTCATCAAATATGGTTCAGATATTTCATTTACAAACAATCCGTCAAATGGTGGAAATGAAGATATTAACGTCATCAAATCACAGGCGCAAGCGATTATTGATAATAACCCTAACCAAGTGATTCGCTGGGACGGACATTTGAACAATAACGGAAAGCCAACATTTGAAATTACACCAGATTTTGTGCCATATTCAGTACCATATGAAGGTGCAAATACGCAAATATTAGAAATATGGCACAGAACGTTTAATCATGCAAATCAAGTAGATAATTATAGTAAAGCAAATATTTCAATCACTTTATCTCAATGTGATATTCCAGATTTAATTTAGAAAGAGGTTCAAAATGGGATGTAATTGCGGTTCATCAAGCACAGGAGCGCATAGTTCAGGTTGCTCAAAGTGGTCAGCAATGGACACGGTAACACCGTTAAATGCGATTCGTAATGGCGATGAAAACTTTTGTTTTTCGGAGATTACGGATAAGATTTGTCAGAACTTGGCAAATGATGAGGGAATCAATCCTTCGGCTACAAACTCAAATAATGATTGTGATGATTTGAAATCACTCAATGATTTAGCAACAGGTTCACTTCATAATGCGCTTGGAACGCTTGATATGTGCGATGTGGATGCGTATAAATGCTGGCTTGATAGTTTGCTCAGCTGGAACTGGAACGTTGATAAGGCGCTCATATGTGCGATTTGTGGCTTGTGGGAAGCTGTTCATTGTTTGGACGGAAAAACACAAAATTCGGTGCGTGTCGTGGATATTTGGGAGGGAAACGATAACGTTTTTTCTTTGCCAACCTTAAATCTTAGCGAAGCATTATCAAACTTTGATTATCTTGATTTACACTTGCTTTTTGGTACAGAACACGTGGTCGGACGTTTTTCACTTGAAGGTGGAACAGCAGGGATTCCAACAATTGTGTTGATGGACAAAGTCGGATCTAACACGTCCTTTGGAATGGGACCAGGTGCGCTGGCTGGTAAAGAACTCGGCATCAGTTTTCCGTCAAGTACGCAAGTCAAAATTGACCATTTCATCTGGTCAATTACAGGTTTTCCGATTGCTGGTGGCGGTCAAGTCAATCAGTTGAATACAGGTGCATTTGTCGCATTTGGTGATACCAACGCAACATTGGCTTACAATAATTCACAAGATACAGCAGGAGATAAACCACACGAGATTTTGAAAATCGAAGGGATTATCTCACGGACAACAAGTTCATGTATCGGAGGTTGATTTGAACCATGAATTATTTAAGCTGATTGATAGCCTGACTGATGATGTTACGATTGTAGCTATTATCACGGCAATTGCTTCAGTTGTTACAGTTCGTATGAATGTCAGACGTTCGATGACTGACCAAACCTTTAAGCTTGAAAAACAGTTTGAAAAATTGGACGAAAAACTGATTAAGGTTCGTGAAGAAAATCAAGACCAAAAAGTTCAGCTTTTACGAATTCAATTGCAACACGCAATAGAGCATAATTATGGGATGAAAGTTGTCGGAGAAATTTACCGAAAATATCGCTTAGAGGGCGGAAATTCTTATATGGAAGATATTGTCAATCAGTATTTTGTGCGTGAGGAAAAGAAACAACTTTTACAAATTGAAAAGGAAAAAGAAGATGAAAACATTCGTTATTGATATGATTGAGCGTGCAATTCGTACCTTTGCGCAGTCGCTCATTGCAATTTTGGCGGTTGGTGCGACGGATATTATCCATGTTAATTGGATTTCAGCGCTCTCAACGGCATTGCTTGCGACAGTCATCAGCTTGCTTACGAGTTTATCCAGTCTTGGATTGACCGCAAACAATCAAAATGCAAGTATTATTGATGCGACAACACCAAATTCGGAGGTCAAAAATGACAATTCTTGAAAAAATGAAAACATGGTTAGATGAACATTTGACCAAAAATGAAGAATCAGAACTTTATGAGATTATCAAAAATCTTGTCGGCAATATTGCCAACGAAGAACTGACTAACAATGCAAAAAAGCGCACGGTATTTGCGCAGGTTAATCAATATTTGATTGACTACAAGCTTGAAATCAGCAATCAAGAAATCGATGATTTCATTGAGCAAGCGGTCAAGGAGGTTGTGAAATGACAATTCATTCATGGTTTGATAAACATTACGGCACGATTACTTATTCGATGAATGGAAGTCGTAACGGAACGGACGGCACAGCTGATTGTTCAGGTTCAATCTCACAAGCGCTGATTGATGCAGGTTATAATATCGGTGGTTTGCTTTCTACTGTTACGCTTGGTGGTGCAATGAAGGCGCAAGGCTTCACGTGTGTAACTGTAAACGGCGAATGGGATGCGCAAGAAGATGACATCATTTTGATGTCGTGGGGCGCTGATATGGCTTCCTCAGGTGGTGCTGGTGGACACGTTACGATTATGCACTCAGG